TGTACTTGAAATATCTGAAATCTTTGATGATAATGATAATCCAATTAAAGATGCAAGAAATAGATTAGGATTATCACAAGCAAAATTCGCAGAAAAATTTGATATACCTATAAGAACTTTAGAAGATTGGGAAAACGGTAAATCCAAACCGCCAAAATATGTAATGAATTTGTTAATAGAAAAAGTATTTTCAATATTATAAAAAGACTAGCTCAAAAAGCTAGTCTTCCCCTATAAATTCTTTTTCCCAAAAATAATTTTTTATAAGAATTATATTATTTATATACTGAATTCCAGATTTTGTCAATACTGAAATTCCCTTGATTTTTCGCCAAAAATCGACGCACGAGAATCGATTTTAAGGCGTTTATATTTTTAACTAATATACTTTGTTGTCTTGATTTTGTACTATTTTCACACTATTACCTTAATTTTTTTGTGTTTCCCAACCAGCTGGATATTGTTCGGGTGTCCATACATTATTATCAATCAATGATTTGTATAATTCATCTTTCCACCAACCGCATTCATCTTTACTAAAAGCAGTTCCTACTGTTATTATTTCAGGTATAATTCTATAACCTTCTTTATAGTTAATATCTTCCCATAATGTAGGTGCGTTGTTCGGATTGTTTTCTTTAGTATCCCATAAATCAACACTTGCTCTTTTAATAGTTCCGATTCCAATTAATCCTTGTTCCTGCTTTTATTAGTTCTCCATTTTCATTAAGCCTTGCAAATAATTCAGGTGTTAAGCTTGCTTTATCATCTTCAAGGATTGTAGAACTAACTATAATATTTTTTCTTAATAATCTTGCTCTTTCTAATATATCCATTATTCCACCTCGCCTATTAAAATATCGTATGCTTGAGCCTTTAATTCTGTTGAATCTTTAGGTTCTTCTGGAGCTGGCTCTGGTTCATCTATAAATTTTTCAAAATATAATTCATACATTTGTTTTTCTGTAAAATTATTAGGTACATATATAGTAGGTGAATAATGAGGTATATGTTCAGGAACTAAGTTTCCTTCTTCATCTGTATACTCTGCTACATATACATCATCTTTCCCCCTTATATGTTTCCCTTCATCTGCTACTATCTTATGTGGTTCTATATTTGTATCTAATTTCATATTTTTACCTCCCTTTTTTATGAAACTGTCCAACCTTTATTGGTTGCTATCGCGATTTCTTCTGGGCTTAGCCTTGCTAAAGCGTCTGGATGAAGTGTTACTTTTTGTGTATAAAGTGTTCCACCGTTTGCTACATCATAAGTTAAATTTAAATCGTATAATCCGTTTATTATATTCATTAAACTTTCGTGAGTTAGTTTGCTAGAACTTGGTAAATTTAAAGAATAATTGCCATAATTCGAAGATTTTTGTGTATATCCTTTGCCTAAATTTATTAATCCTCCAAAGTTAGTTAATTCGGTAGTGTATACTAATACTCCCCATACATTTGTAACCTTATCGGCATTTAATGCAGGTAAAGTTGTTAACTTGCCACAAGATTGAAACATAAAATACATTGTAGTAACGCTACTTGTATCTAATTGTGATATTTCTGTTAAGGCAGAACAACCACTAAACATATAACTCATATCTGTTACTTTTGAAGTATTAAAATTTGCTGTTATAGTTTGTAGTTTAGAACAATTGTTAAACATATATGATGTGTTATTTACATTTGAAAAATCAAAAGAACTTAAATCTAGTTCAGTTAACTTTCTACAAGTTCTAAACATTCTAATTGTTTCTACTAAACTTGATGTATCGAAAGAACTTAAACCCAATATTCTTTCAAGTCCTTGACATTCGTTAAACATACCATACATAGTTGTTACTTTTGATGTGTTAAAACCACTTAAATTTAGTTCCGTTAGACCACTACAATTTTGAAACATATTATAAAATTGTGTAACTCTTGAAGTATCAAAAGAACTTAAATTTAGTGAATTAAGTTTAGAACAACTGGTAAACATATGGTTCATAGTCTCAACAAATGAGGTATCTAGCATACTTAAATCTAATTCGGTTAAATTTGTACAACCATTAAACATATTAGATGTATTTGTTACATTATCACAAAGAGCAATTAATTCATTTACACTATCAAGCCTTGCATTATTATAAAATAAGTAACTTCCATTTGTTATTTTTGCGTTTGATGCTTTAGCCTCACCTTCTATTCCAAATATGTTAGCACCTTGTACAATATTAGAAGAAACTAAATCTTCATCTCCTGCTACTGTTACTTTCTTAAATAAACCTTCCTTTATTTGTTCTTCTGCACTAGGTACTATATTCAATTCTTCGCTTTCTATTGGGCTTACAGTTACCTTATCAAACAATCCCTCTATTATCTGTTCTTCTGTGCTAGGTTCTACATTTATTTCTTCACCCTTTACCATTACGCTTATATCTTCTTTACAATATTTATTAGCAGTATGAAGGGTTGCTCCTTTTTTATCAGTTATTGTTATTTGCATATCAAACCCTCCTTCCTATGAAACTGTCCAACCCTTAGAAGTTGCAATTGCAATTTCTTCAGGTGTTAGTTTTGCTAAATTTTCGTTTCCCAACACTAATTGTTGAGTGTATAAAGTTCCACCATTTGCTACATCATATGTTAGGTTTAAATCATATAAGTTGTTTATTACGTTCATTAAACTTTCGTGAGTTAGGTTTTCACAATATGATAAATCTAATTTGTAGTTTGTGTAATTATTTCGCTTCCACGTGTATCCTTTGCCTAAATTTTTAAATCCTCCTAATGTTGTCAATGTATATCTATAAGCTAAAACGCCATTAATATATTCAACTTTACTCGCATCAACTAAAGGAACAGACATTTCAGAGTTGTAAACCGTACTGAAACCAAACATACCATTCATATTTGTTATATTACTTGTATCTAAATATGGCACATTTAAAACTGGACAATCATAAAACATATATGAACCATCTTTAACATTACTTATGTCTAATGATGGTATTGTTGTTAAACTTATACATTTACGAAACATATATGAACTATTTTTAACATTGCTCATATCTAAATTACTTAAAATTGTTAAATCCTTTAAATCATAACATTCATTAAACATATGATTTGTATCTGTAACAGCTTCACACAAACTTAACATTTCATTTATGTGGTTAATTCTTGCACCGTTATTAAACAAATAATTAGCATCTGTTATCTTAATATTACTAATTTTAGCTGTTCCAACGACACCTAGAATTTCTACTCCTTCTCTTATGTTTTCAGGAATTAAATCTTCGTCGCCTATTTCTACATTTCCGCTTAAAGAACCGTCATATTCTTCTATCGTTCCTGTTATCTGTTTTCCATTTGCATAGGCTGTTTTGTCTTTTAATATGTCTGCTCCTGTTGCTGTGGCATCTGATGTATCTATACCTTTATATCCACCGTCAACTCCTAAAATATTTGTTCCTTCTTTTATATTCTCTGGTTTAATATTTTTATCTATATCAGATGTTACTTTGTTAATATGTACCTCGTTGTATCCGTATTTTTCAGACTTAAATATTTGTTCTTCTGTAGTTGGTGTTACTTCTAAATCTTCTAGTTCTGGATATATTTTTTTTACGCCAATTTTTAAAGGTCCTATTTTAACTCTTCTTTGCATTTTTATTGGTCCGATATTAATTCTCATCTTCATCACCACCATGTATCGTACAATCATGTTCTAAATCAATTCCGCCAATTATAGTTTGTCTTGTTCCGTCTTTTAATGTTGCTTCAATATCATAATAGAAAACTTTTAGATTTAATTGTTCTGTATCAGTTGGAAGTATTTCTATAGAATAAATTTCATTTTCATATGTAAAATCTTCTTTTTCTTTCTCGAATAAAACTGGATAAGATTTACTTGGTTTTTGTCTTGCTGTTAAAAACAATGTGTCTAATTCTTCTATTGGAATTATTGTGCCTTCTTCATCTGTTATTGGAAACTCTATTGTTAGACTATCGCCTCTTATTAGGTTTTCGTTTTCTTCCATATCTGTCCTCCTTTATAAAAAAATACGAGCCGTAAAAAATTACGGCTCATTTTTAAGCTATTTAACATATTCTTTTTTATCATAATACCCTGCTATCCATCCACTAGGTATTCTTAACCAAATATCTTCTTCTATTTTCTGTGTTTCTTGAACTGTTACTCTTGTTCCTGCTTTTAAAGTTGCATATTCTTGATTTAATGCATGTGCTTGTCCATCTTTTGTTAATTGATTGGTTTTCTTCCAAGCTTTATCAATTCCTGCTCCTTCTCTTACTTTTAGATTTACTTGTGTTGTGTATGTTGTTCCTACCTTATATGTATTGTCTACTTCTTTTGTTGGTAAATCTGACATTATGTATGGTGTTGGGTCTATTTGCACATTATTTTCATTTCTTACTTCAAAATGTAAATGTGCTCCAAAAGAATAGCCTGTGTTTCCCATATATCCTAGAACTGTTCCTTTTGTTACTCTTTGGTTTAATTTAACTGCTACTGTTCCATATTTTAAATGTGAATAAAATGTATACATTCCATTATCGTGTTTTATTTTTACATAGTTTCCATATATTTTTTCTCCCGTTTTACTTGTATTTCTATTACAATTATTTACTACACCTACAACTACGCCATCTGAGTGTGCTACAACATTATCTAGTGTATAGCCTCCACCGACTAAATCTATACCATTATGTCTTGACCCTTTGTATTGTTGAGATACCTCACATTTACCTTTTTCTAATACTCTACAATCCAATATTGCCATACCTATACCTCCTCCTCAAATATTTCTTCAAATTCTTCATTAACTTCTTTCATTACTTCTTCGTTTTCCATTACTTATTCCTCCTTATTTTTCTTTTCTACTTGTGTTCCAAAATAAAATGAAATTATCATTAAGTATAAATCTTTAATGTCAAAATTTTTCCATATTGCTAAATAACAAACAACTATTGTTAATAGTATTGTTATTATACTTTTTACATTAATTAACTTTGCAAATTTCTCTTTCATAGAATCACTCCTTATTTTCCAAAATCGCTATTCTTGTTTCGTGGTCATTTAATTGATCATGTATCTTACTTCTATCTCTTTGACTTGTTTCCATTTGTTTTGTTAAAATTCCTATTGTTGTATTTAGCTTTGTTATTGTACTGTTTAGCTTAATTGTAACTGTAAATATGGGTATCAAAGCTCCTACAAAACCTAATATGGTCATTATTGTGTTATCCATATACAAACCCCTTTCTATTCTATATAACATCTTCTGCATCTTTAAATTCATCAAGAGTCTTTAAATAATCATATGCAGTAACAACATTTAAATTTTCATCATATTCTTTATGATAAAAATTAGTTAAGATAAAAACATTCATATTACCTTGTGAATTAGTTTCATACCATTGTTTTTCTTTTTCTCTTTGTTCTTCATTTATATATGAACCAACTTCTATGATTGATGTTTGATTTGTAATATTGTTTACGCTAACTACTCTATGATAATTTAATGTTATACCATTATCTAAGACTAATTCTTTTTTTAATGCCATATGTTAACCTCCTATCTATACCCGACAACTTTTGTTATTTGGAAATAATTATAGTTTTCTGAATAAACATTTCCATTAGTATAATGACTCATATAATAATATCTCTGTGGAGCTAAAGTTGTACCTGATATATAATATTGACAGAAAAACCATTGAAATGCTGTATAATCAGCACTAAAATTAATTTCACTAAGTTTAGCCATACCAGCAGCACGTACCTTTGTATATACTGGACTATTAAATCCTTGTGCGTATATCTCTATATATTTATAACTATCAGCAGTATCGTTTAAAGTTATTGTTCCTGAACTTCCTGTTGTATTATCATAAAGTACTGTAGAAGTAGAAATTTCACGAATCCATTCTAATTCATTTTCATTTCCACCACCTATAAAAGCATCACTATATTTACTATAACCAACATACAAATAACCATGAGTATCAGCTCTACCCCAAGCAAGTCCTGAGCCATGCTGTGGAGCACCTTCAACATTTGCAGTATTATTTCTTATTGTTGAAATGTATCCTCCCAAAGCATTGGTGTCACCTTTTGTTTGTGTCTTAAATGCAGTTTTAAAATTAGCATCAATATCTACAGATTTTATATTATTATTATTTATTTTTCCGTTGAATACAGAATTACCAACGATTTGATAATTCCCTTCTATATTTAGATTTCCTTTTATATTTCCACCACTCACATCAAGTTTATTTCCTACATTGTCTTTATTCTTTTTTAATTTATCCAACAATGTTGTTCTAAGACTTCCACTTTTAAAATAAACAAAGTTTTCATCAGATAAAGTTATTGCTGAAATATAACTATCATATATATCATCTTCTGTTCTTATCCTTATTGGTCTTCCTATATGTAATTTAGTAATATCCATTAGCTTACTTGTTTTTGCTATTTTAAACTCTACTAAATGCTTATAATTATTGCCCTTCATTACATTTAAGGCTTCCTCTGCTGCTAAATCAGCTGTTTCAACGCTAATTACTTCTATTTTCCCTTTTGCTCTATTAGCCTCATTCTTATCAGTTGTTGTTGTTCTATCTGTCTTTAAATATAAATTATATTCTTCTCCACTCTCTCTTATAAGAACTGTAACTTTTGCTGTTACATCTTCTTCATATATTTTGTTATAATCTGTTATTTCTGGAAGCATGGTATCTATTAATACTTCTGGTTCTTCTTTTTTTTGTATATCAATGTTCAATATTAATTTAACACCTGTTGGATTTTGAGGATAATAATTTAAACTAATATTAGCTGTTGAATTAATATTATTTATTCCGTCAAATAGTATTAGATTATTCAGTTTCTCCCAAGCCTCTTTCTGCTCTACTGTATATGGAACTGTTTCTTCTTCTGCTAGTTCGTATTCTACTGTTATTGGATTTACTTGTAACCATGCTCTCCAATTATCCAAAGTCATTTCTTCCCCAAACCTAATTCTTAATTCGTTAGCATTAGTAATATAAATTCCCTCAACTGTATTTGTAGAACCAACAGCTCCAGAACTAAAAAGGTTACTAATAAAATTATTTTGTTTTTGAGCATATTTATAATCATCTAAATATCTATATCTATAAATAAAATTTTCAGTACCACTATACTGGATATTCCAATTTTCATCATCACTTCCATCTAACACAACTTGCCTTCTGACATTATGCACTCCATTATCTGCTAAATAGCTTCCTTCCATTAGCTTTTGTCCTTCTGCTAGTGGGAAGTAGACTGTTTGTTCTTTGCATTGTTCGTATTCTCCTATTGTTTCAGAAGTATATTCCCCTTCTACTATCATAGGATATACTGTTAAATTGTTTATTGTAGCTCCTGATGATACTCTCAAAAAACCAAATGCTTTCCCTGTATAATTTGAAATTCCTTTTTTTGTTTTAGCTCCAGTCATAACTATTATTGACTCACTTACAGATGCTTTTCTTAAATTAAAACTTAATTTACTATCAGAAGCTCCTAAACTTAATGTATATGCTTTATTTTCAACCACATTTAAATAGTAACCATCTATATTATTTAAATTAAAGAATGCATTGGCTGTAGCTGTTCCGTTTATTGTTATTGAATAGTCGTCATTTACTTTGTAGGTTATTCCATTAGTTGTAGTAGTATATCCTTTTCCCCACCTTATTGGTAAAATATTTTTCCCTGTTACTTTTACTGCTAATGAATTATATGGAACATATTCTGTTGCTACTGTGTTTTTTTCTAACATAAATCCAAAAGAACTATTTATAGCTGTTCCAGTTGTTAAACCACTTATTAGAACTCTATATGAAACTATGTTTTTAGTAGTTGTAATAGTTTTACTTGTTTGACCAATATTTACAGTAAAAGTATCATTTGTATTATCTTCGTATGTAACTCTTAAAGCAACATTAAAAGTCTGCGGAGAAGTTATACTAATTGAATAATTCCCTGCTAATAAATTTCTAGTATTTGCTAGAGTACAATCTGAATAAGAGCCTGTTGGTGTTCCATTAACTTTTAAATATCCACTAGATAATAAAGAGCCTTCAACACCTCTATTTGTTGTGCCTTTTATTTCATATAAATTCTTTCCTTCTACATTCTCTATCTCACTTGGAAATCCTGGAGAAGGACTTGCTCCGTAGGGTTCGTAATCTCCTATTGTATCTTCTGTATATGTTCCTTGTACTATCATTGGGTATACAGTTTGATTATTTATCGTTGCACCACTAACCACTTTAATATATGGTTTTATTATAGTTTCTGTTTCTAATGTCGCATTACTTATATTTTTCCTTGTAAAACTATTACCATCATCATAAAATATAAACATATTATCAGTTACAGTAGCATTTTTATTACATAAAGTATAATTACCAGCTGGTACAGTAAAATCAGCACCTATTCTAAAAAAAAGTGTTCCAGTACCAGTATTAGTTCCATTTATAGTAATTGACTTGTCTGCATTTATTGTAAAAGTTATTCCATTTTGTGTTTTTGATGTTGCTGTGACATTTAATAAATTCTTCCCGCTTCTTGTAGCTTGGTTTGTTTCTCCGTGTAAACTTATCGTTCCTTTTCTTTTTTTAGCATTTACTTTTATATGTTTTCCTTCTATTTCTTGTAGCTTTCCTATATTTTCAACATTAAAATTTGTATATATATTTTTATACTGCCTACAATTAATTAGAAATGTGTGAAAATTATATATACCGTTTTCTGTATTTGTATCTACCATCCCTTGTGTGTCTGTATGCCAATTTACTTCTATATGATCATTATTTAATATGGTATCGTCCGAATTAACAAAATTTTCAGATATTGTTTTTGCAATAAATTCTTCTATTGATTTATCTCTCATTGTATTAGTATTTTTCTCTATTACTTTTCTGTCAAATATATTAGAAATATCAAGAGCAGTAACTGTCACTGCGTTACTGCCCTTTTCTGTTTGAACATCATCTATAATAAATAAAAATTGTTTATATAATCCATTTACTACAATAAAGTTATCTTTCACTAACCCTTCTGTTTTTATTAAAGTAAATGTAGATTTTGCATTTGTTTCTTCATCTAAATTTATTTGATAATCTGATACCTTACAAATAGATAATATTCTTAAATCTTCTTTGCTTAATATATATAACTCCATTAAATGCACCTCTTCCATACTCCTGATACATTATTCCATCTCACGCATCTTTTATAAGTTCCATTTACATTAACCCATTTTTTACTTCTTTTATAATTGCCATTTATATTAACATGGCCTGTTTTTTGATTTCCTGTTAAATATATAGTAATTCCTTTAAATTCTCTATAAGCATTATTTTTGGTAGATAAATATAAATCTAATTCTATATAATTGTTTTTACCCATAGCTTTATACATAGTATCAAGTTCTTCGTCTGTAAAATTAAATGTATATTTATTACCTGTTACCTTTCTATATGGAGCATATTTTGTAGCTCCATCTTTTCCATATATTCCTGCCTGTACCTCTGCTCCTGATGGATTTGTATAATTTATTGTAAGATTGTCTCCTAAATTAAAGTTTGAGTATGAAGTGAATCTTGCAATATCATATGTTTTAACTTCTATAGCAGCATATCCATACGCTCCACTTTCAGAACCTACTTTTTCAACTTGTATACTATAAATACTATTTGGTTTCAAATTACTAAAACTCGATGAACTTTGCCACGCTCCCCAATCTGTTGTAGGCGTTTTTATTCTATATCTAGTTTGAGATACGCTTACATTACAATCACTGCTTACATTTATATAATCAAGCCCTTTTCCTGTCAAAGCAATTGTAGGAATAGTTAAAGGATATGTACGTCCATAAATAGTTTCACTTTCTGTCCATAGTTGACTATCTTTTGCCCTTACTTTAACTTTAATAGAATATTCTGTGTTTGGAGATAATTCAGCAATCGTATAAGGATTGGTCGGTGTATCTATCCACCCTCCTCCATTTAATGAATATTGAGCATAATCTATGGTTTTATCTGCACTCCATTGTATCGTTAAGCTATTGGTGCTTTTGGCACTAATACGATAAGCTGTAATATTTGCATATCTTGGAATTGTAGTTAATGCTATATCTTTTGTTCCTGTGATTGTACCAATATTACTATGATTAGAATTCCAAGAAAAAGCAGCACCTACATACATTGTTCCATCTGGATTATGTGGTACATCTCTAGTTATAGAAGCGACTAATATTTTTTTACTACTTCCAAAATTAAAACTAGCTAATGTTTGAGTTTCTTCAGCCATATCAGCTCCATAATATAATTGAACCAATGGATATGTCGCATCATTGTTCCATGAACTTCCAGTATCAGTACAAGCATAACAATTAGCAGTTACATTAGAATAATTTCCTGCGATATTTTGATAATTTTGTATTATCTCTACCTCTCCCCAATAAGCCATAATCTACCTCCTAATCAAAATATTGGTCATAAATATCTCCATCTACTCCACCTGTAGGAGCAGATGTCCCTCTGCTATAATTTTTATTTATAATTGTTCCTGTGTTCTCTTTTAATACATAAATACTTCCATCTAATACATCTTCTAATGCATTTTCTATATCATTTAAAACTGCTTGTGATTCTTTTTGGATAACTTCATAAATAGTTGTAAAATCTACAAATGTTCTTTGGTCTACAAAATTCGTTATGCTTCCACTATCAACTTTAAATCTTGCAAATTCATATTGATAAACTGTTCCATCTCCTGTTATATCTTGTTGTATTAATGCAGGATAAGTATTTGAATCTGATACAACTTTTATTTCTGCTTGATTTAATTGATCTGCTGTGTTTACTTTAGATAAATCTATTTCACATACTAAACTGTAAAATCCATTGTCTTTTATATCTGATACTGTTACATTTGAAATTACTTGTAGTAATCTGCCTCTAACTACAAAGTATCCATCGCCTATTGTAGCTGTGTTTGTTGTATTAGATAATTCACATCCTTTTGCAACTCCACTTCTACCATTTAAAAATTTGTCTATAAAAAGAGCAAACGCCTCACTAGTAAACGTTTGCAAATTAAATACATGTCCTTTTAACATTGTTTCCTCCTTTTATACAGCTTTATACTGTACATAAATTGTTATTTTTCCACTTGTTATTTCTCCTTCTGCCTCTAGCCTTATTGTTGAAGCTCCTTTCCTTAATTTGAAAAAATTTATAAAATTAGGATTTAAAAAATCAAACAATTTTGTTGTTTCAACACCTATTTTTACAATCTCTTGTTCTGTGTCTTTGGTATTATAGATAAAGGTTTCGCCTTCTTCTATTCTTAATCCTGTTAAATCTAATCTTTTAGTTTCTTTATCATCTTCTAAAATAGTAATTATAGGATTTACTACTTCACCATTTAATTCCAATTTAAAAGGAGCATCAGTGTGCCCCTTATTATTAAATATTATATTTCTATTATCATAAGATGTAAAAATTGAATCCCATTGAAAATCCCATCTCAATTCATTTGTTACAGAATCGATTGTATAAACTACTTCTTTTGCTTCATACCATAAGGATTTTGCATTAAATGTCACAGGAACTCTTAAAACGCCATCTGTACCGAACTTCACTTTTATCTACATCAGATATGTCTATGTCCTTGAAATACTCTGTAAATCCATTCTCGAAAGGCACTTTGTAAACAAACTTTAAAAAAGTTGCGCTTTCAACAAAATCTATAAATTTTTTGTAATTATCGTAATTTTCAAATATTAATTCTCCTCCAAATTGTCCTTGTTTCAACTTTCTAATATTCTGTATAAAATCATTTTCTATTTGTGCATATTGAATATCATAAGAATAACCAAGCCCAGTTGGAGAACTTAAAAAACAACCTTTTTCTACATCCATCATAGAAAAACGTTGCCCTGTTTCATTTTCTATATAAAATTCTCTTACCATTTCGTTCTCCTTTTATATAATAAAAACGCTCATTAAAAGAGCGTTTTTCTATTTCTTATTTGTCTAATTTATCATTAATGCTATCTAATAAATCTATAATATCAGAAAATCCTTTAATAAATGCAAATGTAATTAATCCTCCTGCAAAAGTAACAAAACCTAATAATGTAGCTTCTTCGTTTAATAAAACTATTCCTGCAATTATACAACCTATTAATTGTATTGTATTAATAAAACTTAATAATATAGTTTTTGTTGAATTTGTTTCTTCTTCATTAATATTACATTTTAAAATATATCCACATACGGGACATTGTTCCTCTAGTTCATTAACATTTCTATTACAATTTGGACAATTCATAATATCACCTCTTGTACTATTGTATATTATTCGACATAATATTACAAGAGAATTTTATCGACAAATTTCGACTAATATCGACTTCCTAATCTTTTATTAACAGTGTCAATTATACTATTAATTTTGCTTGGTGTTAATTCATCTTGAGCATTAATAATTATTGATGGTGTTGTAAAAACTGTTTTTGTCTGGTCTATTACAGATTGTTTAATTGCTCCCATCTTAGGAGTTAAGTTTTCAAAATTTAACTTCATCTTATTTGCTATTTCATCTACTTGTTTATTTAATTTCTTTTTTTCATCTTCTAGCCCTAATTCCGCACCTTTCATTACATTTTGAAAAATTTCTCTTGTTTCTCTTGAAGGAGAATGTATATCAAACGATTTTTTTAATCTTGATAATATCCCATCCGCAATATTAGTTGCTTTGGCAAACAATACAGGTTGGCTTTTTTGCATTTCTTCAATCATAGGTTTCATTGTGTTAGCCATTGCCTCTCTTGTTTCTTCAGGCATATACTCGTAACTATTAATAATTGCATCTATTGTTTTTTTAGTTTCTTCATCTAACTCTGCTCCATACATTTCTGCATTAGCAACTTGAGCTAACCAAACCCCTAATTGTTCCGCTTCCCATAAACTCATATTTTCATATGCTTCATCATAAAGTAATTTCATAGTTGAATTATGTAAGCTTTGTTCTGTTTCAACCATCCTTTGTGCGTTTGCATTTTTTTTGTAAAACTCACTATCACAAGATTGCATCATATCATAATGTCGCTGTCTTTCTGTTTCAGTTTTTTCGTCTATGCTCTTTATTGTTTCTGCAAATGCTTTGTTATCTTCACTTCTTTGAAAATATCCATTTGCATACACTTCAGATACTTCTGCAACTTCTTGATTTGCTATTTTTATTTTTTCTTCTTTTTGACTAATTATATTGTTATATTCATTGGCATAAGCTTCATTTTGCATATTAGCTTGATCACCATATCTCTGATTTAATAAAGCTACCTCTTCTATTGAACCTTGCTCTATTAAATCTATTGTCTTTTCTGCTTGTTGTTGTGCGGTTGATATCCATTCCTGAGAAATTTTTTTATATTCCTCCAAACTTCCTTGAAAAGTTTCTGCTGCAGTTACAGCTTGTTGAGTTATTGCTCCAGAAATTTCGCTTTGAATATCTATTTCTCTATTTTTCAATTCTCTTAACTTTTCGAAATATTCATCTAACTGAGTAATTTCTTCTTGAGTATATCCTCTTCTTTCATCTGAAGCAGTTTTACATATTTCTGTTATTCCTTCTTGAATTTCTGCCATTTCTTTTTCTAATGCTTGTTGTTCTTCTGTTGTTGTAAATAATGTTTCATTAAAATTAGATAAATATCCTTCTGCTTCTTGGATTCCTTGATAAAAATCACTTGCTGATTGACCCATATTAGAGAAGTTTTCTTTTGTTTTTTCTTCCACCTTTTTCATTTCGCTAACTATTATTCCTACTGCTGCCGTTATTCCTATTACTGCTAATCCTGTTGGGCTAAAAGTTGCCTCAAAAACTTTTGCTAAATTATTTACTGAAGTTTTGCTAGAAGTCATCTTGCCAGTAGCTACCCCTATTGTTTCTGAAATATTTCCTATTCCTTTTGTAACTTTTCCTGTTACTGTTATTGCTGTACCTGCTACTTTTAGCAATGGACCTGCAGCTGCAACCATTAATCCTATTTTTACTATATTATCTTTTTCTTCATCACTTAGTTCATTAAATCCATCTACTAAATCATTTGCTTTTTCTAATACTTTATTAGCAATAGGTAATAATTTTTTACCTAAATCATTGGTTAAATTTTTAGTTTTAGCAGTTAATTTTTGTATGCTTGATGCGGTATTATCTTGTACTTCATCTCCATACTTTTTACTTGTTTGCTCTAATATGCCTAATAATCTAATTTGTTGTTGTTCTTGAAATGTTAATTTGTCCCAGCTTTTATCTCCAGCTATCTGTTTAAATGCATCTGTTGTTTCTAATAATGCAACATTAACATTTACACCTAAATCTTCAATAGCTTCTGTGTTTCCTAGCAAACCTGACCTAATTCTGTCCATAACATCTTCCATATCTCTACCAGTTGCTGAAGCTATTACAGAAGATGCTTGTAATAGTTTTTGTGTTTGCTCCGCATTTTCTTTTTGGTCATCTGTTATAGATTGAATTAAATTACCATATATTTGACTATACTTATAAGCATCACTTGCTGACATATTATAATCAAGCGCTTTACTTTCTGCAAACTCTTTTATACTTTCTGCAGCATCTCCATATATTCTTTCAACCTGCTGTACTGCTGTTTCTGTTTCAATTGCAGACTTTGTCATTGCTGTAAAACCTGCTACAATTGGAACTGTTAATCCTACAGTCATTTTATTTGCTACTTTATCAACTTTAGTTCCTAAATCTTCTAATTTATCTCCATATTCTTCTAATTTTTTACCTGCAGCATTCCAACTAGAAGCTTCTGTTTTTAATGTATTTAGCTTATTTTGTGTATTTATAATTTCACGTTGTAAAGCACGATAATTTTCTTCATTAATCTGTGTTCCTTCTGCCATTTTCTTATCTGCTTCTTCTTTTATTTGTTTAAGTTTTTTTAACTTTTCTTCTGTTGTTACAATAGAACTATTTAATATATCTTGTTTTTGTTTTAATAATTCAGTATTTTTAGGGTCTAATTTCAGCAAAGAGTTAACTCCGTCTTAGCTCTCTGCTCAAACTAGATGTAGCAGAATTAACTTTGCTTAACGCCTTTTGTAGTCCTGATGTATCTCCACCGATTTCTACTATTATTCCTTTTATGCTTCCTGCCATATTATACCTCCATTAAAATAAGAGAGGTTTCCCTCTCTTATCCTAATAATTTGTCTATATCACTTTGTGTAGCTTTTTTTCGAGTTGATTGATTATTATCACCTATAAAACTCAACAGAATTTTCATTACATCAACATATGTAAGTTCTTTTAAGTCTATTATAGTTAACCCTACCCTTAAACATGATGCTACAAATTCATGTTCTGGGAATATTTCTTTAGTTTTATTGTCACTCTTTATTTTTTCTAATTCTTCCGATAATTCTTCATCAACAAAAGCAACTTACGGCAAATTCCGTTACCTCTGAAATCCAGCCAGCAGTATTTACATTGAAATCTTTCAATCTTGCTGTCCATTCTTCAAAACTTTCTATTTTATTATTTGCTGAATATATTAAAATCCAAGCTATTTTAGTTATCTTTTCTATAAACTCATCTGTGTCATTTATCATATAGTCTGATAATTGACTTAACTTTTCAGCTTCGCTTATTTTCTTTTCATCAAGTTGTTTTGCCACTACTGCTTGTTTGATTAAATAACCTTGAATAAAATGCATATCTTTTAATAGTCCAGATTTAAAAAAAGAATTATATTTAACGTAAGTAAGAGCATTACATTCCATTTCATACTTTTTGCCACAAATTGTTATTGTTTTCATAGATTACCTCCTAAACTCCTGCTGTTGCATCTTTTTCATATACTTTTGTAAAGAATGTGTCATATACAGATTGATTTGTTTCGTTTGGTTCGATTACAGCTTTTATAGCTTTGTCTGTAGAACGTGGAGACATTGTTATTGAAACAGTATCTGTTTGTGGTTCTTTTGATTCTTCTATAGTATTCATTTCAGAACCTGGTCTTGTAGCTGTACAATCGAAGTAAACAAATCTTCTTTTCTTAACATCTCCTTCTATTTCTCCCATTAATGCAAATCTTGCACTAACATCATCTGCACTTTCAAATAAAGCTCCATTACTATCTTCTTGTTGTCCAAGAATTTGTGTAAAGAACTCTTTTATTAACATAGCAACCTCTAAATCTCCTGTATAACCTTGATTTGATGTTGCTATATAATATTTAATATTATCAGCATAAAATGGAGTTTGTTCTCCTTCTGGGTCAGCTGTTAAGCTTTTTGCACCTGGCATTGCAAATGGTGTTCCATAAGTTATAACCCCATCTTCTTCTGTTATTTTAGCAATATGTACATTGCTTAATCCAAATTTTACTTTATTTTCTGCCATTTGATTTTTCCTCCTTAAATTTCAAAAAAATAACTCACTTGCCAGATACCTTCATCTGATAAGTAAGTTTCTTCTGTTTTGTTCCAAGCTATATCGCCTAGAATTTCATTTTCTATTTTATCTTCCATTTCCACATCTTTAGTTAAATATGTGTAATCAAGTTGAATTGGTGTATCTTTCAAATAAACCTTATTGTCTGCCATAAAGTTATCAGTTCCAGTAGATATTGCTACTAAATGAGGAGGCTCTGTTGGTCTTTTAAATCTACCATAAGCATATTTAATTTGTGCTTTTTGACATCTTTGTTTTAGTTCTTGTAGTGTCATTTTCTTGACCTCCTTTTAATTACGGTTGTTAACCTTTTTTCATGCAACTTATTGTATTTATCTTCTATCGGTCTAATATGAGGTTTTTCTCTTGTTCTCCCTCCATTACGTGTAGCATGTCCAAATTCCAACAAATGCGTTAACTGATAATTTGTAGCATTATGTATTTTTATTGTATATCTACCTTTATTTTCTTTTCCTTTTTGTTTTCTCCATCCTTTATGATATGGTTTTTCTCTAGTACCTTCCCCTTTTGGCGAAGTATCTTTCAATTCTTGGACAGCTTCCTTTGTAATTGCATCAGTTGTCTCTTTTACATCTTCTTGAATATTTTCTACATATTCTTCCAAATATTCACTTAACACTTTTTGCAAATCTTCTGGCTTAATACTTTTAGACATTCTTTATTTTCCTTTCACAAATCAATACAACTTCATCAGCTGTTGGTTCTTGTACTCTTATTACAGAGTAAACCTTTTTCATATAAATAAGTTCTTCTTCATCTTTGTAATTTAAAGCACTTATTCTTAATCTTAAACTAGGTTTAAAACCTTGTTGATTTGCTTGATAATATTCATTCGCATACACATCTTCAACTTTGATTATTGGTATTAGTCTTTTCTTTACTGTTTCTATCTCATTGCCTATATCATCTTGCTTAATAGTAGTAGATAGTAATGTACAAGCTATATCACTCATTACTATCCACCACCTTAAACTCATCACTTAATCCTAAGTTATGACATAGAAGATTGTATGTTCTTTGAGATAGTTCTTTTTCTTTTATATCTACATTACCAAAATTAGCTTTTACAAACATTACTATTGCAGAATGTATAAGAGCATTATCTAATTCAGAATTTATATCCTGTCTTTTCAAATCTGCTTTTCCTGCATTAATCCACATAGTTATTTCATCATCTTTTAATGTTGAAGTATCTACTATACTTAAACTTTGTTTAGCTAACATCATTAACTTTTCCATACAATCTTCCTCCTAATTACACTCCAGAACCTTCTGCAGTAACTTTTCCATATTTGAAATAGTTTGGTCTTGCTTTACCATCATAAATACCATATCCACCATAAAGTGTTTTACGACCTTTTACAGTTTTCTCTTTATCTACTCTCATTGGAGATACTTCATTAAATATGTAGTTTTTCATATTTCCAGCTAATATATCTCTATCTTTAAGATAAGGATCTACTTCTATGGAAAATCCTTTTACACTTGGTATACCAGCAAGGAATGGATAATTATTATTGTTATCTTTGTAAGATACAATATCAAGATTTACGTCATTTGAAACATAAACTTTAGCACCTATTCTAGCTTCATCAGATAATCCCCTGAAAACATTTAAAACTCTATCTATTGCAGTATCATTTTCTTCTGGTTCTATTGGTGTTAAGCCATAAAGAACTCCTGTAGGTTTGTTTTCTCCATCTCCATAAATAACAGCATTTATAATTGCTTTACCCATTTTATTTTTTAGTTCTTCAAGGATAAATGCTATAAATGATTCAACTGCCATTTCTTCAAGTTTCCAAGTAATTACGATATCTTTTGCTAATTCCCATCCAGTTAATTGCATATTTTTAAATTCTATACCTTCATTAACAGTATCTGTTAACTCTGTGTACCAATTAGCATCGTCTGCAGCAAACAAATATGGCAAATCAATATTTCCTGACACTTGTAATTTTCTAGCATCTCTAAATATTGGAGATTCTTGAGATATTAATTCCATTAAATCCATTCTTACAGATGTTGGAATAAATAATCCTCCATTATTGATACCTTGTGTATCAGCAGTAGAAGCTACGAATGTAGTTGCAGTTGTTGTAACTGCATCTCCTAATGCTCTTTTTTCATCTTCTGTAAATTTGTTTTCTGACAATCCCATTAATTTTTTAGCCCAAGCACTTCTGTACTCTTTATCAGCTATTGTAAATTTTCTTTCTTCCATTTCTTCTTTTCCTCCTATTTTTGTTAATTTTGAAACTTCTTTGTTTCTTTTTTCTAATTCTTCAGTATCAGCTATTAAACTTCTTTCTTCTTCTTTGCTGATTTCTTCTGATTTTTCTTCTGTCTTAACTTCTTCTTGCTCTGGAACTTCATTATTTATAGCTTCAACTTCGCTTCTTAATTCTGCGATTTCTTCTTGTGTTTTAGCTTCTGCTATTTTGTTTAGAAGTTCAGCTTTTCTTTCTTCAATTTCTTTTTGTGTCATTGAATTTTCCTCCTTGTAATTTTTTAGCAGTTCTACCACCGCTTCTATAAAACTCTATTAGGCTCTACCGCACTAAAAAAGAGCAGTTCTACCACCGCTCCTCGTTCGAGATTATAAACTTAATAATAATTTTAATTTTTCTTTTTCTAACTCTAATTTGTTAGCTTCATGTTGTTCTTTTTCTTTTTCATATTGTTCTTTGCTTCTTGCAAATACAGATGTTCCTTCGTATGCTGGAATATCTACAATAGATACATCAAATAATTTGTCTATATTCATAATTCTACGAGTATCTGTTTCATAATCCCATTGTTCTTCCCTTACTGTAAATGCAAAGCTCATTTTATCTAATAAACCTGATTTAACTGATTTATAAATATCAATTCCTTCTGTTGTATCAATTAATTTTGCTCTCATTTTTAGTCCTACACTATCAACTATTAATTCTAGTGAACCATTTCTTGTTCTTGCAATTGCCTTACCTTGTCCGTGATTATAATTTAAACAACAATCTTTCATATCACATTCTTCAAATGCTTTTTGGTCTATTACTTCTTTACACCATCCTAAATTTGTTTCTTGATTAAAAACTGCAGCATATCCTTCTATAATCATTTCTTCACTATCTAATGCCCTCATTTCTGCAATTCTTATTTCTTTTACAGCCTTTTCCATTATTCGTCGCCTCCTTGATATTGATTTGCTATACTTGCATCTATATTATTTAAACTTTGTATTATTTTTGCTCCTTCTTCTCCTCCTAAAGGATGTAAGTCTATTATTTCTCTTGCTTCATCTTTTGTAAGTAATCCTAAAGCTCCCGCTTCTTTTAATAAGCTAATCTTATTTGCTAAAGTAGCATATTGTAATCTATTTGCAGTAAATACAATCTTGTGTCCATCTTTTATTGCTTTATAACTAAATATCTTATTAGTAAAAGCATCACTCATTTGTATTGCTCTTGGTTCAATTACACCTTCATAAAATGCATTCCAATCTTCTGTTGTAAAACTATTGTTAACTATTTTTTCTGATATTCCAAAGTAATCAAATATATTATTATTAACTTGTTTTAATTGTTCTCTATCTAAAGTAATTGGTTTTAAATTAACCGCTTCAAATTCTGCTTTGCTGTCAACTGCTGCAATACCACTTTCATTCTCTAAATTTAAGAAATCCCTTACAAATGCTTCTTTACTTGCTTTTATATCTTTTTCTTTCAGCATTGAATTAGTATATTTTAAAATACCTTTTAAGTTATTAGAAGTTTTTATTGCATTCTTTATCCCTTCTGAGGCAGTATGTGCTGTATCAATATCTGTTTTTAATACTTTGTTGTTAGTTCCGAAGATATCATGCTTATTATAAAAGAGTCTTAAATGTATAAGCTCTAAATAAGGCAATGTATATTCTTTACCATTCACAAACTTAAATTGTAGATATATTTTCCCTGTTGTATCTTCTAATAAATCATAATTTGTAGCTAATATTGGATAAAATCCTGTAATATATCCTGTCTTGTCCTTTGCTATAAACACAAACGCATTAGAATCTGTATAAAGCATTGATATTACTCTGTATATGAAATCAAACTTTGTTGTTATTGGATTAGGTTGATTTTGTAATAAAAAGTTTATATCTCCTTTTATGTTATTGCTTATACTATCTTTAATATGTTTTGGGATTAACTTTGCACAATGTGTTGCAATTCTATCAATACATTGCCTTGCAACTTTGCTATCATAAGTATTGTTGCTTAACGTAGTAAATTGTGCATTATAACTATTAAGCATTTGTAATTGTGTTTTTGTTACTTCTGTTTGTTTTTTGTTTCCAAATATTATGCTAAACAAACTTCTTCTTTCTTTCCCCATTTCACTCCTCCTGTAATGCTAAATAATCTTGCATTTTATCAAATAAAACACAGTAAGCTATTATTAAGCTTACTGTTCCATCTATTCTTGCTCTTTGTTTTTGTCCTTTTACTGGTCTTATATTGTCATTGTCATCTCTTTTTACTGCTGTATTACATAAACACCATTTAAGTATAGGATTATTATTATAATTTACATTCTTTTCTATCAAGTCAGCTTCTAATTGTTTCATAGGATTTGACATTGTTTTCGCTCCTTGTCTTACTTCTACCATTTCAAATCCTTGTTCTTTCATTTCTTCTACCCAGTATTGTGTATTCCAAGGGTCATATCCTATCCATAAAGCTGATATATCGTATTCATGATGCATCTTTAAGAACCATTGTGTCACATCACTATAATTTACTTTAGCGCCTTCGCATATTGTGACTAGACCTCTTTGTTCCCATTTATCATAAGGAATTTTGTCATCTTTTATTTTAAATTCTAGTCTTTCACTAGGTATAAAATATTGCTGTACAACATATTTCTTTGTCCCTTTCACTATTAACAAAGTTGCACATGTTAAGTCTGTTGTACTT